GCAGCGCCTTGCCCCACGCCTTTGGCGGCTTGGGAGCTTGCTATGCCAGCCAACGATTGAAACGGCAGCAACTCGGGCATGATGGGCGGGATCTTGTATTCAGTCTCCAGCCTCTCCAGCATATTGCCAACGTCGCCCATGTACTCCAGCGCTCGTGGATCTTCAGGGATGTAGGCTCGATTGCCAATGGCTGCGGTGTAAGCGTCCTCGCCTTGCAATGCTTTGGGCGCTTGCTGAAGCGCTTGGAACATCAGCGTACCCATGGATGCGGTGGCTTTCAATGCGGACACAGCCTTCTCCAGCGGGGAGGCATTCATGTCAGCAAGCTTGGCATCGGCGGCTTGTTGCTCCGTCATGCGACGGCCAACAGCTTGGCTCAAAGGGGAGGGGACATCAAAGTCAAAGCCCGGTGTACGGGCGAGGTTTTGTGTGGAGACTTTGGGGTAACGAGGAATAGTAGCCATCACGACCTCGGTGTTGAAGTTGCGTGATCATACCCGCTGAAGGGCTTGGAGTCTACCTTACATGGCATACGGATTGCCCTTTGGCTTGTAGCCAACGCTGTCAGCAAAGTCGTCATCGTCATACAGCGAGGGCGGATCTCCGTCAATGTCAATCAACCCGCGATCCCTCAAATACCGCAATGCCTGTGTGCAAGCATCCACATAGTCGTCGTGGGCGGCATCAGGAAAGGAGCATATCTGACTCACAAACCCCTCAGCCCATGTCTTGACGTAGCCCTTGCGGGTGTCGGATTCAGGTATCCAGACTCGACCACGAGCAATGATGTTGGACACAATGTTCAGGCGTTGGATCTTGTCCGCTTTGCCGGGGTTGTAGGGGATGACAGGCAAGTGCCCCCTACGCAAGTCTTGGATCAAAGAGATGCCAGCCGACTTGTCCTCCACCAATATCAAGTCAACCCGCTTGGCATCCTTGCCCTCACCAAACACTGCGGCGAACTCTTCGATGACCTTTGGGCGCAAGTCAGGGTACTGTAAGTGTTCCTGCCAGCAATCAATAACCATAACGCTCATTGGGCTATCCAATGGTTTGAACACGCCGAATGTAATGCAGGCGGTTGGATCATTGTGCGTCTTGTCTGAGGTGGCGCAGTCGTAAGACTGGATGATGTACTCGAACTTGGGGAACGCCTTGCCAGCAGGCCATAGCTTGAACATTTCGCGCTTGACAATGCCAGAGTCCTCGGGATCAAGGATCTCCGCATGGATCTCTTGCCTGCCAATCTTGGTTCCCTCGTACTGCAAGATTTGCTTTTGGAATGATTCTGCAAGATTGGCAATGTTGGCGTAAGTACTAGCTCTGGTCACCGCAACGTCGTCACCCTCGCGGCCAACCAACTCAACGATTAAGTCTTTAGGCTTCGGGGTGGTAGAGCAGATTAAGCGCGTATGAGAGCCAAGGCGAACGCCAAACATGATCTGATCCCACGCCTCTTGCAGGTAATCCCATGCGGCCAGCTCGTCACACCAGCCACCATGGAACTGCGGCCCACGGAACCGCTCAGGCTCTGATGCGGGTATACCCTTGATTAAGCTTCCGTTGATGAGGCGCAGTTCATGGGCGGTCTTGTTGTAGTCGGCAACCAATAAAGGAGGGATCACAGCCAGCAGGCCAGAGTCGCCCTCAAAGCAGGTTGCCCGCACGTCAGCGGAGGTTGGAGCGGCTACCAGCCAGCGGGTGTTGGGTTCTTGCCATGCCCACCAGCCTATTTGTTCTGCTGCGGTTCTGGTCTTCCCAGCCCCCCGACCAGCCAGCAGGAGCCATATCGACCACCAGTCGCCGGGCGGGGCAATTTGATGGTCATGGGCTTTAGCAAGCCAGCTTGCCCTCCAGTCAAAAGCGGCTCGGAGGGTGTCGGGGAGTTGGGTGTACTGACTGCGGATCGTCTCATCTCGCAACAGTTCAACGAGGTCATCAACCATGTGCCTTTTCTTGTCGGCGGGCTTCTATTGTTTCCAGCAAAACATCAAAGGAATCAAACGTGATCTTGGTCTGCATGGGGTTCTCAGCGTCGCCGCTCAACTGAACCTTCTCGCCGTACTTCTTAGGTTTTAATTTCATGGCAGTCCATTTACGCGCATCAATGCGGTTTTTCTGCCACTGTAGGAAGGCTCCATCCAGCTTATGCTCAATTAGCTCACCAGTGCGCTTGTCGACCACAGCAATGATTTCGGGCTGTTCGTCAGCAATGGCAATGATCTCATCGGCCAAAGTATCAGCCTGCTCCTCCCGTGCGCGCGTGTATTGCTCCGCAAAGCTGGGGTGGCGCAACAACCACTCATATACAGTCGATTGAGCGGGCATGCCATTATTCTTGAGGACTTCCCGTAATGACTGCCCTTCTGCTAAACGGATACAGATGAGGTCTGCTATATATTGGTCGAAGGTTGTGGGTCTGCCCGTCAATCTTTTGGGCGAGGCTATTACAGCATCAACTACCGCGGGTGTTGGCTCCACGGGGCTTTGGTCTTCGGGGCTGACGATGTTCTCTGCCCTACTCTTTGATGTCTTTGGTTTTGCGGCCATAGTTTTCAACGGCTCCTTTAACCACGAGTTTACTTGTTTTTTGGTGACCGCGCCGCGGGCTTCAAGTTTTTATTGTTGAGCATCATCTCATCCGCCTTTTTGCTGACCCCCCAGATCCTCGACGGGTCGATTCCAGCCGCCCGTTTGCGCTCGATGTTGCGGGTTGTAGCGTTGCTGTTCCTTTGGCTCTCATTGAGCTGGGCAACAATGGGGCTGGAGCCACTGTAGTCAAAAGCGTTCATAGGCGCACGATCCTCTGGACCTCCATCAGCTCTTGAGCCACAGACTTCAGGATGTTTGCCACGGACTTGTCTTGCTGGTCATGGAGGCGCACGGTCTCAATCAAAAAATTGATGCATTTCGCGGCCAATTCAGGGTTTTGGCGGCAATATTCCTCGTCCCAAATCAGTTGCACAATCATGTTGATCGGCTCTTGTCCTGTTGAACCAGATTTGTCCGCAGCATTTGCACCGATACGCCGTCCCAATATCGACGATAGTTTGTCTGTCATTTCGAGTCCCTTTTGTCCGTCCATTGTGAGTCTTGACTATCTCGATCTGTTTTTCCATCATTTTGCAGGAACCAAAGTGCGTTAATGAAGATCAGCACCATCACCACACCAAACCCTGTGAACAGGGATAAGGCAATAATCAGCGCCATTACATCGCCCCACATTTTACCTCCGAAACGCCCGTGTTTGCTGGTTTTTTGAGATTTTTATACTTCTCAGGCTCGTTCAAATACATCACCAGCTCGACCGCATCCTTAAACTGGCTGTTAGTCATCTTGTTGATGTGATCAATAGTGAAAGCCTGACCGGCATCAAAGCCATCAGACCAGCGACCGTAAGATTCAGTAATCGAATTCATGTGCTTCCTTTCAGCGGCTAGTGGTTTTGACAGAGAACACAGCAGTGATCTTGGTGTTGTCAATGATGGCTTCGTCAGGGATGTTGAAGATCTTGGCAATAGCTTTCCAGTCAGTAACCTTGCGGTTGGCTTCCACGACGGTGGCTTTGAACAAGCTACCTTCGAACACATTGCCTGAGCCTGATGTAGCGGCATCCTTGAGAGAGTCTTTGATGGCATCAGCCTTGGCTTCTAACTCTGCGATTTGAGCCAGCAACATACCGAGTTGGTCTACGTTTGCGAGTGGGAGATCGTTCTTCATTTCATTTCCTTTTTACGTTCCTGCGACGTTGCAGTGAGAGAACTATAACACATTGTTAAAGGTACGCAATAGGTTACCCAACTATTTTGTGGGGGTATTGGAAACGTTCAATGTTTACGGGGGCCTGTAAGGATGTAACCACTCGGCAATCGGTTACCTTCTGGTTGCCAAAAGCTCAATAGTGTCGGCAAGAATGTCCAACTCATCAATTCCATGGCGCTTAAAGTCGTCCCTCGTCCCGTGCCAGCCCTTAGAGCCTGTATGGTGCGCGGGGCACAAGGGGACCACCAGCCAGTTGCTTTGGCGTTGCGCCATGCCTACCCCTTCCCGTGGGTGATGGAGGTGGGCAGGGGTCTCTCCGTACCCCATCCTGCGGCACATACCGCACCCCAGTTCTGCCACCGCATTCATCCATTCCTTCTCGGTCACATGGTCACCTTGTCAATAGCCCTGTTACTGGCTTCCTGAGACCGCCATACGTCGATTCTGGCTTGGGCGGCTATCAGCATCCACCGAAGGTATTCCTCCTCTTGGATAGCGTCTCTGATGGCTTCCAAATGGGCTTTGTACGATGGGTCGCTGTATGCCTCGCGCTCTTGGGCGTTAACAGCCTCAAAACCTTTGGCAAGGGCATCCTTGCACAGCTCCGCCTTCTTTGTCTTGCGCAGCTCTTCCATATATGTCCTCTCAGCCTTGGCTACTGCGTACTCCTTTGCCTTGCGACACATGTAGTCTATGGACTCGTGTGGGTCAATTATTCGATCACTCATGCTTGTTCCCCCCATTTTTTACACAATTCTTTTACCGCCTTGCTTTTCTTTTTCTTTTGGCACAAATTGCTCACCGACTTCTGTTTGGAGTAGGCTTGCAGTCGAGCCGCAGTCAATGGCTTAGGTGGCTCGGGAAACAATCCGTTTAAACCAATTCCAGACATCATCACGCAGAGGATTGACCTGCTAATCATGTGTTCTCCTGTGGTGGTGTGCAAGTGTGAATGTCGTTTGTGCGTTTGCCGCATCGTGGGCAGAAGTTGCGCTCCTCTATATGCTGTGGTGGGTGGGTGTATAGGGGGATAGAATCCAGATAAGGGTCAAAATGGATATGGCCTTTCGGACTAATCCACGCCACAGGCTCTTGCTGTCCATACGCATCTTTGTATAAACCAAGGCGCTCGTTCTCGCTATGCAAGGCTTGCAACACGGCTTCTTTCCTCTGCTTGGCCTGTTGCTCAATCTCGTTGAACGCTTCGTCTTCTGGGTCAAGAATCATGCTTGTTCTCCTCTGGCTCTGATGGCTTTGGCAAATTTTTCACCCCACACTTCTATGTCATCTAATGCGTTTAGGTTGGTAACGATACCCAAACCATCAACACACACCCTTGCACAAGCTTCACGCTCTTTGGCGGCAACCAATGCGGCAAATTTTGTCATTACGTCCATATTTATACGATCACCGGGGATTGTTGCGATGTAGCATTGAATTGCAAAACGAATAATTTCATCTTGCGTCATGCCAACACCTCTACGCTTCCATCCTTATAGTAAAGCTCGTTGTTTACTCGGCTAGGCCATTTCATGTGGTCATCAGCGCCGGGACGCATCACGCTCACAGCCAGCTCTTTGCCGTCGTAGTGTGTGCCCATCATGTTTAGCTTATGAGAGGAAGGTAGCTTGGACTTGACCATACCCAACTCGCTAAACTTTTCACGCCCCAACGCCGTCAGATACATCACGCCATCTTCGTGGCTCACAAGCTTGTCAGACAACAAGGGATTAGTAACATACTCATTAAAACGATTGATGGAAATGTTGATCAGCGATGTTCGAAGCTCTTCTGGTGATCGCGGATGGCGGTCAAGAGACTCAAGGGCTTGATGGATCAATGAGTTTTTGGTGTATTTGGATTTCATATCGTTCTCTTAAAGTTGTGAATTAACTATAACACGAAGTTAAAGGATTGCGCAATTCCAACGATAAGTTTTCCGGGCTTGCTACCAGCAAGGCGGTAAACCATGATTGGCTGGAAATGGCGGTCGTCTATGCCCAAGGCTTCAGCCAAGCCATCCAGCCCAGCTTTGGCGGCTGCAAGACAGTTGTCGGCATCCCTATGGCGCTTGTCGGGCATATTGAAGATCAGCACAAGCGCGACATCCCCACCAGCATGCTTCCAATTTGCAGCCTGTTGCTTGGTCAGCCAAAAAGACGCTTCCCTGTATTCTTTTTTGGTTTTGTGCGTGGCTGCCCAATGAGATCCGTTTTTACGATTTGGGAACAGGCTTGCTGGCGGGAAGTCCAGCTCGATCTTGCAGTCGTTGCTTGTGCATGCGTTCAAGGAGATCGTTGAGGGCTGGCTCTCCCCTTCTTCTTTTAATTTCACGCTTTACTCCTTCCCACCATAATTGCGCGTTGTCTGACCCAACCTCGCCAATCTTCACCATCCTCCTTTTCATCCACTCCCGCGCTTCGCATTCGCGCATATGCTCCACAGTCTCCTGTGATATAGAGACATTCGATGGTGCAAGCCTCGGAGTAGGAATGGCCATCACGGATTTTGTCGAGGATTTTGTTGGCTTCTTCACGGGTCATTCTCATCAATAAATTCCATCGTCATCAACTTCATAAAAGGGGCGGACAGGCGGCTGGTCAAACGTCTTTTTTATGTTTTTTTCAACATCTGAATTGTTTGACCATGCATGTTTCGAGCATTTCTTCCAACCCATGTTTATCGTCCATCGTGCATTACACCCATGGACTTGGCATTTCAGCGGGTCTTGTTCTGAGTTCTCCATGATGTTCCTTTCAATTCAGCCAACCTTAGCTTGGCTTGTACGATTACTTCAGGATCAACTGGCGCAGGGTTGTATTCGATCTGCGGCTCGTTGCGCGGTATAGATGGACCAGCATTACAAAAATCTTTAAAGGTGATGGCGCTGGGCGGAAAGTCTCCCTTGAGGCGAGATATGGCGTAATCAAGGCTTGGCTGGTATGTCAGGAAATTGCCAAGCTGGCGCTTCCACTCCTGCCGAACGAGACCAGCATCTACGCCGTCCCAATGACGCAAAAATGATGCGCCGTAAATTGCCCCCATACGAGCAAAAATGTAATCAAGGCCGTCGTTTTCATTCAATAAATTTGACATTGCTACCTCCCCCAATCCATCCACGAGTCAAACCAGACATCACGCTTTGGTTCATCTGACCAGTCTTTGTCAGACCAGCCGACTTGTCAACAACCCAATCGGCTTTAAAGGAAGTCCAGTTGCGCACCACTACTTCGGTCAAAGCCTTCTCCAAGGTGTAGCCAGCTTTATCAGCTTCTTTTTGAATACCAGCCATCA